TTATATACTATATCTCCAATTGCTACATCTTCATCATCAAGCGATATAAATATAGAGCCATATATTCTAAATACAGAAGACGTTCCTCTTTTGTCAAAACCAGACAATATAGGAATAAAATTTATCAACAATAAAACGAGCGGTGGGGTAGTCTATCCGTATGATGATTCTGGGACATATACAGTAAGATTTATAGACTTCGTTCTGAAACTTGATTCAATTCCAGTTTCAGAAACTTTTACAATAATAGATACCATATCATCTATAAATAAAAAATTAACATATACATCATCTGGAATTCAAAAAACTGGATCGTACACTTTGTATGTGGATGGGCAAGAAGTTACTTCATCAATGGAGTTAAACAATAAAGATTTCTATCACATAGCAATAGATTTTGGATCAGTTGAACCAGGGCAATTGTTTATCGGTTCAGATAGAAATGGAAGTAATGGTTTATCTGGATCAGTCGGAGAATTAGTAATAAATGAAAATCTTCCTACATCTGTTGAATCATATTTGTATGTGAAAAATCAGGCTTTAATTGGCAGGATAAGTATTTCATATGAAGAATTAGATGAATTAACTATTTCTGATTACGAAACTCCAGGACAGTCAATATTTATCGATGGCGGAAAGTATTTTGAGATGACTACTTTGCCTAAAGTTAAAATTATTGAAGATAGATGGCAAAGTTTGTCTATTCCAGAGTAGTTTTGACCAAATTTCACGTTTATTCTTAATAAATGGTACAATCATGGTATGCCAAAAGTAAAAATAATAGAAGAAACTGACTACGGACTGTACATCTGGGAGATGCCAGATGGAAGTATTGTCGCAGATGATGAGAAAAACTTCCTTAATATACCAGCAAAACGTGGCGATAGAGCAAAAATAAAAATGTTAACTGATGCTGCTAAGTCTTATGGGATACATGAAGGAAAGCCAGTATTTTTATCAGGACACCGTAGGGTAACAGATGAAGAATATGAATATCAAAAACAAAGACTTGAGTGGGGTCTTATTCCAGACGAACTGGATTACGGCGCTGCTAGAGATGAATTAATGAATCACAAAAAGGGACTTATTAAGTAATGGCATTTGAATATGTAGAGGATGAAGAATCAAAAGAGATTCAAATAACATCTTCTGGAGATATCTTTAGATTTTATTCGTCACAAGATGAATATATAGATCCATTTCTTATGCCAGCAGAAGAATTAAAAAAATACTCTGGTCTATCGTCAAATTTTAAAAGAAAAACTTCTAGAACATTACAGAAGTTTCATCAAGGAGTTTCTGGCGTAAAATCTAAGAAGATAGAAGATCCAGATGTAACTGGATATGTTATGTTTGAGGCAGTAGAGCCTCCATATAATATGGATTATTTAGCAAGAGTGTATGAGGTTTCTTCACCCCACCATGCCGCAGTAGATGCCAAGGTGTCCAACATTGTTGGGCTTGGCTACGATCTTATTGAAACAGACGAAACTAAAGATAAGATAGAAGAAATAGACGATAATGATTTAGAAAGACTTAGTTTTCTAAGAAGAAAAATTACTCGCGCTAAGACCCGATTAAAGAAAGACATTGATGATTTAAACGAAGATGAATCATTCACGGAAACAATGAAAAAGATTCTTACTGATTATGATGCAACTGGCAATGGATACATGGAAATTGGTCGGAAGGTAGACGGATCTATTGGTTATATAGGGCATATTCCTTCTGCTAACATGAGGGTAAGAAGAAATCGTGATGGATTTATTCAAATAGTAAATAATAAGATTGTCTTTTTTAGAAATTATGGAGATAGGTCTACTCCAGATCCTTTAGGAAATGATCCTCGCCCTAATGAAGTAGTTCACTTTAAAAAGTATACTCCTACAAATAATTATTATGGCGTGCCAGATATTATTCCAGCGTTGCCAGCATTAGCGGGTGACGAGTTTGCTTCTAAATTCAATCTGGACTACTTTGAAAATAAGGCTGTACCGAGATATATCATTGTCGTAAAGGGCGCTAAACTTTCTAACGATTCACAAAGGAAACTCCTTGAATTTTTCCAGACAGGTCTAAAGGGAAAGAATCATAGATCATTATATATTCCTCTTCCAGCAGATGATGGTAATACAAAGGTAGAGTTTAAGATGGAGCCAGTTGAGGCTGGTATACAAGATTCATCATTCAGAAATTACCGCCTTGAGAACCGTGACGAAATTCTTATGGCTCATAGAGTCCCAGTAACCAAGGTAAGTATGGGTTCTGGAGTATCCCTAGCAGCAGCAAGGGACGCAGATAAGAATTTTAGAGAGCAAGTAACAAAGCCCACCCAGGACTACTTTGAGAAGAAAATAAATAAAATAATTCGTGAGTTTACAGATATGTTTCTTCTTAAATTTAATGAACTTAGTCTTACAGATGAAGATACTCAATCTAAGATAGATGAAAGATATCTTAGAATGCAGGTAATAGTTCCAAATGAAATTCGTGCTAAGAAGGGCCTACCAGCGCTAGATGGTGGAGATAGTCCAGTAGTTCTTAATGCCCGTGCAGCAGCAGAACAAACTGCACAGGCCACAGGAAATAGAAGAAGGGATCAAGAGCGTCAAGCAACTCAGCCAGATATTAATGGAGAAGCAAGAAACCCACAGGGTGACGGAAGATCTGTGCAATAGTTGTGTATAAAATTTTGTATTAATTGACTACCTTGATAGAATTTATTTGAGATGGAAATAACTAAATCTTATTGGCATAGTGACGGCGACCGTATTAGTCTATCCGTACCGTTCTTTAAAGTAGACGAGGAGCGCAGAATAGTTTCTGGCTTTGCCACATTAGACAATGTAGATAGACATAACGATATTGTTGATGCAGATGCTTCTATTAAGGCATTCGATACATTCAGGGGCAACCTCCGTGAAATGCATCAGCCAATTGCTGTTGGAAAAGTTACAAACTTTAGAGAAGAGCAATTCTATGATAAGTCAACTGGACAATCATATCGTGGAGTTTTTGTAGATACATATGTATCCAAGGGTGCCCAGGATACTTGGGAAAAAGTGCTTGATGGCACCCTTTCTGGATTTTCTATTGGCGGTAATATCACAAAGGTAGATCAAGTTCAAAAAGGCGAGGACATGGTTCGCGTTATTAAAGAGTACGAACTTGTAGAACTTTCATTGGTAGATAGCCCAGCAAATCAACTTGCAAATGTATTTTCTATCCAAAAAGTAGATGACCGAGTTGTAGCAACAGGAATTGCTACAGAAATTAAGATGGATAATATTTTTTGGTGCGAGACAGATCAAATTGCGGTAGCAAAAGATAATGATTCCTCAACATGCCTAGTCTGTGATTCAGATATGGTAAATATTGGTTGGGTAGAGTCAAACGATGTTGCTAAGAATCAAGAAATTGGTAAAGCAATAGATAGACATGTAACCAAGGCATCTCCTGGATCTGTAAAGGTCGGAGATTTCGTTTCTTGGAATTCAAGCGGAGGCACGGCAAGAGGAAAGATCGAAAAAATTTCAACTTCTGGATCTATAAACGTACCAGACTCAGACTTTACTATTAACGCAGAAGAAGATGATCCTGCAGTACTTATTAGAGTTTACAGAAAATCTTCTGATGGATGGGTGCCTAGCGATACTCGCGTAGGACATAAAATGAGTACCCTAAGAAAAATTGAAGACTTGCCTGAACCAACGGTAGCAAAGCAGGCAGACAACGAAACCAATATTGAAGGAGGTGCAGTAGAAAATATGGAAATTGAAAAAAGTGAAGAAGTCACAGATGTTGAAGAAACAACTGAAGAAGTTGTAGAAAAAGGAGCCGTAGTTGCAGAGGAAGCAACAGAGGTCACAGAATCTGTGCTAGAAGAAGCCTCTGAAGAGGCAGAAGAAGACTTAGAAAAGGCTGCTGTCTCCGATGTTGAGGTTGAAGAACCCGACTTTGTTAAAATGTTGGAAGACCTCAAGACTTTCTTCGGAGAAAATATTAATAAGAGTGCAGAAGAAACTAAGTTAACAGTTGAAGAACTTAGCAAGAGCATAGACGCACAAATTACAGACTTGGCTGAGAAGCATGAAAATCTCAGTAAGGCAGTTGAGAATATCAAAAGTGCAATCGATACAATCGAAAAAAGAGTCGATTTGGTCGAAAGCGAAACTGCTGTTAAGAAGTCCGGCGATCTTGATGGGTCAAAGGAAGAAACAACAATAAGAAAGAGTATCTGGAGCGGATCATTCCTCGCAGCCCGTGATCTATGATACATAAACTGAAAGGTAGGTGAAAAGCAAATGAGCAATGAACTTTTACAAAAAGTAATCGATACAACAACAGTTGGCGCTGACAACGGCGGTCTTTTGAAGCCAGAGCAATCAAATCGCTTCATCGACTACATGTTCGATGCAACAATTTTAACTCGTGCAGCCCGTACAATCCGTATGCGTGCAGATACAACAGAGATCGATAAGGTTGGTGTTGGTGAGAAGTTGATGGTTCTCGCAACAGAGGGAACTGCTACTGGTCAAACAGACCGTGGTGCAACATTCACTAAGGTTTCTCTTACAACAAAGAAACTCCGCCTTGACTGGGAACTTTCAAGCGAGTCCCTTGAGGACAATATTGAAGGTGCCGATCTTGAAGATCACATCGCACGCCTTATGGCAACACAGGCTGGCAACGATGTTGAGGATTTGGCAATCAATGGTGATACAGCACTTTCATCAGACAATCTTTACAAGGCATTCAATGGCTTCCGCAAGTTAGCCCTTAATGGTGGACAGGTTGTTGATGCAGGAGGTGCTACAATCACCAAGGCAGTCTTCAATAGTGCATTAAAGAAAATGCCTCGTAAATACAAGCAACGTCGTAACCAGTTGCGCTTCTTCACCGGAAGCAACTTGGTTCAAGACTACTTGTACAACCTCACAACAGTTGGATCAACACCAGAAGATATCGCTTCAAGCATTCTTCGTGGAAATCCAGCAGCCCCTGAGGGTGCCCCAGGTGGAGTTATTCCATTCGCATTCGGCATTCCAGTCGTTGAGGTTCCATTAATTAACGAGACACGTTCTGGCGATTACTCAGGTGCAGCAGGAAATCATGGTGAAGTCCACTTGACATTCCCACAGAATTTCATTATTGGCATCAAGCGTGATGTTACTGTTTACCGTGAATTCAAGCCAAAGAAGGATACAATCGAATACACACTCTTCATCCGTGTAGGTGTGGCAATCGAAAATCTTGATTCTTTCGTAGTTGTAAAGAACGTCAAGGTCGCATCCTGAAATTAGTTATCTAGTGCGTCAGGGAGGGAT